CTTGATTGCTTCCAAGACTTGGCGCACAGTAACGCCGCATTTCTTGGCAGCCGATTCCAGCGAAGTAGTAATCAGGATTGTTGCCAGTTCTTTTGCTGCTGTTGTCATCTTGCGTTCTCCGGTGCGTTGTCGATGTGTGTACTTTATCGCAGTGTTACGCGTAACGCAATAGGGAAAGCGAAGAAAGTTTGAAATAGTTGAGCACCTGCCACAGGCCTAACCGGGCGATCAAGCGGACGTTGCTTCGCACCGCCGCTTAGCTGGAGGGTTAGGCGCGCACCCGCTCGGGTCGCAGAATGCTTGCCATCAGGTCATACGTCTTCGGCGCGCTGCGGGCCTTCGTCCAGCCAAGCCCCACTTCTGCCAGGTGCGATGCTTCCACCTCATCCCAGCGCGGCACCAGCCGCGCCCACTGATCCGACACATCGGCCATCTTGGGTATCAGCGGGCGCAGGCCGGGCGCCATGTGCAGCAGCTTCAGGCATCGGTCTAGGTCGTCAGGGTCGGCGGGGCAAAACCGATCCGGCGTGTGTTCGCCAAAGCCCAGCCACATCGCCATGCATTTGCTGCTCATGCCAACGCGGCCGGTCGCCAGCCACTTCACCACTTGCTTCTGTGTCTCAGTCATCTATTCCCTCGTTCCGTTCGTCAATCCACCACGCCTAACCGCCGTTCAACTCGGACGCCCATTCGGGCGCCGGTTAACTTATTGGTTAGGTCCCATCAGCCTTCTCTGCCTTCGCCCGCTTCTTGGCCAGCTTGGCGGCGTAGTCCTTCACGGCCTGGTGGTCGTCGGTGTGGGCGAACACGCCGCGCACCTCGGCTGCTGTTTGTGCTGCTTTGCGGGCCCTGAATGCAGCCTGGCGCTCTGCGTTGGTTTTGGCTGCGTTCATTTGCTGGCTTTCCGTGCGGCAATCTTTGCCAGCAAGCGCAAGTGCGCCTCATAAGCAGCGATGATTGTGTCTGCGCTGGCAAGGGCGATAAACCGCTGTCGTGCGGCCCAGGCCAGCGCTTCCGCTGACGGCTTCATCACAGGGCGGCTTGCGCCGCCTCCGCTTCTTCCTTGGTGCCGTACACGCCGACCAGTTCGCCGTTCTTGAAGAGGCGGTACACGGTGCCCTTGACGCCGAGGAACTTGGTTGTCAGGGCTGTGATTTTCGTGGTGTTCATTTTCTGGCTCCGGTGCGTTGTGTGTTGCGATGTATGTATTCTGCGCCGTTGCTCCAATTCGGTCTAATTGGTTTTTTCTATCGACTTGGATAGGTCGTTAGCCATCTTGCGGTAATTGTCGCGGATGGCTCTTAGGTCATCGTGGCGAAGTTGGGTAAGCTCATGCGGGCCTTCCAGTTCATCTACAACATCCACGCCATACCGATCAATCATCCCATCTCGGAATTGCGCCCGCGTTGTACCTCCCGGCCTGTTGCATGACTTGGCCTGTGCGTTGACGTTTCTTTCATCAAATGCCAACTCGATGGATGACCCACGGCTAAGGTAGTGCCCTGCATCCACGTCACCGCCCGGCTTTCCGCTATTCCAATTCAACGGACGGCCACAACAGATGCACCCATGCCCGGCGATCTGGTCGCGGAATCTGATGTATCGGTTGAACTGTGTCTGCGCCTCTTTTCTAAGGCTACCAAGGTTTTTCAACCCCTCTTTTTTGTCTTTGTCGGCCCTTCTCTCCGCTTGCCTTGCTTTTGTTTCGGCTTGCTCTTTCTTTGCCCTGGCAATGGATAGGCCACATTCAGGGGAGCACCAGCACTGAAAAGGGCGGGCAAGAGAGAACACAACGCCGCAGCCTTTGGCCTTGCACTTCTTTTGTTTCATATCAGATCCATTTGCCTTGGGTCTTTTGTGTGTTCTGATGGCTTCACTTTTGACAATGAATGCTCGACAAAACCAGCCAGCTTTGCGCATTTTGGCCCCCATGCTTGCGGGCCTGATCTTGTCATGACAGTAACAGATGGGGCAATCAAAGGTTTGCCGCAGCGAACGCATTTCACTCAACCGCACCTTGCAGATACTTCTGCGGCATCTTCTTGAGCGAGTCCACCCTTGCGAGATAGGACATACCGAGAAAAGGCGGGACGATTGGAGCCACCTTGACGTGCCCTGTGTTGGATGACTCAAGGGCTATCACCTCTACGGTTCCGTGCTTGTATTTGCGGCCTTGTTGGATCATGCTGGACGCCACTCCTCGACATAGCTGCACCCAACGACAACGCCGCCATCAATCAGCGTGCAGCGACCTATCCGGAAATACCTCGACATACGGAAACACCTGAGGCCAAACGGGGTAGGTTCCGCTAATCGAAACACAACCTCCCCATCAAAATCACGCAGAGCCACCACGCGCCAACCGAGAACCCATGCAATAAGTCTCCTCATTTCACCACCTCACATTCAGGACAAGAGAACCGAACACCCAATTCAACGCCGGTTGCGTAGGTGTACTCGATCAGGCTATTCATGCGGGCAATCGACATTCTGGCCGATGACTCGCGGATGTTCACAAACTCGTTTTCTAAGCCTGGAACCATCTCGGCTCCTTGCTTGGTTGCGATTGAGTGCCCGCTGATCAGCAGAACTTTCCATTCCATAGCCGTGCGCTTCTTTCCAGCCCACTCGATGCCAGATCGGGCAAAGTCTGCGCACATGGCGTGAAACTTTGCTGATGCTTCAGCGCTGCGTGTCTTCTCTTTGAGTTCGACGCACATTGGCTGGCCTGCCATCAGATGGGACTTGGCTTGCTTCCATAGCGCCATCAGGGCTGAGTGCCCTTGCTGCGGATTGTTCAGGGTGATGATCATGAGCGCCTCGCTTTCACGCAGTAAACGCACACAGCCAGCATTTGCAGGCAACCAACCACCCAGCCGGATATGAGTAGGATTTGATCGTTGGATGGGATCATTTGTCGCTCCAAAACACTTGCGACCAATGCAGCGGCCATGCAATTGACGACATGAGACTAAGCATTCCTTTTTCAACTGAATCTAACTCACGCTTAGACCCGTCAAATCGCACGGAATATGGCACCTGGTTGTGGTACGCATGTCCATAGGTCATGACAGCCATGACAAACCAAACGACTGCAATAATTTGTTGCTTCATTTGTCGCTCCTAATCTGGCTGTAAGTCATCCCGTTTTGGTCCAGCAACTTGCGGGTGAGCCCATTTGCGGCGCGCACCCGGTTTGCGTATTCCTGGCCCTTGTCGCGCGCGAGCGTTTCGTAAGCGTGGACCTGCAATGGCTGGCTCATGCGCCGAATGGCGACGGCTGCGTTGTGTATTTCCAAGCACTCGGCTTGGTGCTCTTGGTCAGTCATGGTGCCTCCACTACGATTGCGCCCTTGTTTGTGCGCAGGGCTTGGACGATGCGGGAATGGGTCTTTTCCTGGCATTGCAGGTACTCGGCCATGGTCACGACCGTCAGCACGTCTTCCCACAGCTCTACCAGCCCACGAAGATCAGCCAGTTCGTGTGCGTACAGCGTTTTTGACTTCGTGGCCTTTTGACGGTCAAGCAGCGCCTCGATGACGTTTTGCATCCCTCTGGCGTAATCAGTCGCGCCCTTCATCACCTTAGGCATGGTCGAAAACGTGTCAACCATGTTGATGACGTCGAAGATGGCCTGCCAGTCTGCTTTTGATGCGCATCCCTTTGACGCGTTGTCCACGGCCAGCTTGACGGGAGCCGCGAAGTCATCCCGATCAACCTCAGCCAGCAGACGTTGCCCCATCACCGCGACTTTCCAAGACACTGGGTTGACGTGCTTTTGCTTGTATTGCTTGCGCGGCTTTTTCATTTTGAACCCCAATACGCAACCTGATGCGTAGCGCCCGCCATGTGGATCAACTCACCAAATGGATTGGCAGCAAACGTCTTGTTTCGAGACCTGGCCACGGCTTTCATTTTTTCTCGATAGCGTTGATGGTTTGCCTGTTTATCAGGCTTGGGCTTTCTCGCATCAATTCCGGGTCCATTTCCGTATTGAGCAATCCACCCGAACCGGTCGCGCCACACCCATGATGCGATTTTAAAGACTGATGCCGATTTCCCATACTCTCGGTGATGGCTGAGTGTTGCGTTTACCCTGTTGCGCCGAACACCGATGTATTCGGCAAGCTCAACGGCTGTCATTGGCCCCGCCTCTTTGATTGCTTGAGCAACAGCATCCCTCGAACTTGCATCAATGCCGTAACGCATCCTTTTTGTTTTTGGTTCAGGATGAGGCTTATGGACGTGATAGATCGGCGCTGGCCTGCCTGTTGTAACAACAGACCCATCAACATAGACCATTCCAGATTTCTTCAGCCGACGGATCGCCGAAATAACGCCGCCGCGAGAACACTCAATTGCCTCACACAATTCATTTGCTGTCATTGGCTTTTTTGACAGCCACCACAAAATGATCTTTTGTCCATTTGAAATGGTGTTTGTTTTTTGTTCCATAGCCTTCTCCTTTGCCTCAATTCTTGTCGATTGAGTGTTCTTTGCAAATTGAAAGCAAGATGGCCTTCCATTGTTCCCAAAATTCAGTGGCGTCGCCTGCCATATCATGTATTTCATCAGGGCCAAACTCCGCCCATGCTTCATGCGTATGTCGCTGGCAACCAATTCGCATGAAACCTTCTGTGATCAATACATCCCAAGCAAGCCCGCCAATTTGCACAGGCAGTTTTTTGATTTCTTCCCCATCAATTTTTGCGCCGTACAGGTCTGCGCCGTACAGGTCTGCGCCGTACAGGTTTGCGCCGGACAGGTTCGCGCCGTACAGGTTTGCGCAGGACAGGTCTGCGCCGTACAGGTCTGCGCCGTACAGGTCTGCGCCGTACAGGTTTGCGCCGGACAGGTTCGCGCCGTACAGGTTTGCGCAGGACAGGTCTGCGCCGGACAGGTTCGCGCCGGATTGCGTCGCCTTCTCAAGAGCAAATCGCGCAGCCATGCCACTATGTGCATCAGGCACATCGCACTCAAACAATACAGCGCCAGTCAGCCATCTTTTGATTTGATACATTGCCATTTTTCTCTCCGGTGTGTTGATGCGTTTATTTTTGACTTGCTAGACTGTCTCGTCTAATTGGTTTTTTCTATCGTGCTTTTGATGTCGATAAGGTCACCTGTAACACGAAGCGCCCATGTGATTCGGTGCTCAGGAACGCGTTTGCCGCTTTTTGCCTTGTCAAGCAAACGATGCGCCGCCGCTTTTGCGTACTTTTCAAGGCGGTGATTTCCTCCGCTCATGCGTGGATACAGTCTCATTCGTGATCATTCAAATGCTTTGCCAGCGCTATGCGCCAAAATTCCTTTTGCGCCTTTGTCAAACTCTTGTCCCCGTCAAGCTCTCGCTTTCGAAGCGCCCACGCTGGACCTAGTCGATCTCCATTAAATTGCGTCACAAGCCTCGCTTTTGCCATTGCGCCACTAACAACGTCATGGCTTGCTTTTGGAGCATCTAGCGCAATCCTGGCGCGAACTGGAGCCCTATTGCACGCCTCTTTAAATTCAACAACATTTGGAGCCTTGACCCCTTGCGTTTCTAAGGCGTGCTTAATCGCTCCAGGGCGATTTTGCAAACCTGACAATTTATCAGCCCAATCCGCCTTTACCGCGTGGATGTCTTGTCCTTCATATCGGCTTAGGAAGTCCCTCCCGTACGTCAACGACAGTTTCGAGAAGATCATGTCCACCCACTCCGGTGGTAATGGCTCGACGATTGTTTTCAATTGCTGCATCCCATGGTGTTAAAGGTTGCGAAGCTATTCCAGGCGCTTTGGCTGCAACGATGTGGGCAAACGAGCCTGCCGCCTCGGTAACCCGTTCGCGCATTTGTCTTGAATACGTTGTTTCGGAGTGTGTTGTGTCAGATGGCTTCTTTGCATTACGGCACCAGTTCCGCCATGTCGCCTCCCAATCAAGCTTTGCCGCGTCCTTGCCAGACTTAGACACCCAGAAGTCTCGAAACTTGTCAGACTCGGCCCTGATCTCCTGAACCGACCAATGCGGGAATTGAGATAATGTCCACTCTCCCCACGGCTTTGGAAGAACCCAATCATCAGAGAGCCGAGCGCCTCGTTTTTTGGCGGCGCTTTGCGGCGCGTCAATAGCGTGAGCTGTTGGTGTTGGGGTTGGTGTTGGTGTTGGTGTTGGTAGCTGAACGTTCGTTGAGCGTTCGTTGAGCGTTCGTTGAGCGGACGCTTTGCGAGCGTTAACAGATGCCTCAGCGGATGCTCTAGCCTTAGCTTGTTTGTCTTGCATCTTTGCGATTTCGGCATCACATCTAGCGTGTGACCATCCAGAATCAGTCAAGACAAAGAACTCAACCAAAACAGACTCAATCTCATCCATGTTATTGCGAAGACGGATAAGCCTTGCAATCTCTCTTGGATCGCTTGGAAGCGGACCTTCGCGCAGGTAGTACGCATCTAAAATGCGCCTATATGCAAGGTCTTCCATCGGCTCTAGATGAGATGTATGGGCCGCGTAATCGCCCACATGGAAAGGGAAATAGTTCATTGCGACTCGTTCAAATCACGTTCATGGCGGTTTGCGGGGGCAGGGCGGTGAACTAGTCCGCCTTTTCGGGAGCTAACCTAGCCCCCCCGCGTTACCAGCATTGCGCCGGATGCCTGATTTTACCCCAACTTGGAGTTTTTGAGTATGGATTTACTCAGCGGCTCAGACTTCATCCCAACGATAAAGCCCGATGCTGCTAGACGTTGCTCAGGTGTGCCCGTTTGCATTCGATGCTCACGGTTTGCCGCCTGGCGCTTGCTGATGCGGTTTTGCAGGGTTACATCGCGCATGTCAACTTCTGGCTTGTAGTCTTTGGAGAACGGGTTAGTCATTGGTGTCTTTCAAGATTTCATCCTCAAGCGATTTGACCATCACATTCAAATCATCAAGCAAATAATCTGGCAAAAGACGACCAGTCGAAAATGCCCACGACTCAAGCGCAGAAAGCAATCTCATTAGCCTCAACAAGTCTTTTTTGCTCATTTCATACCCTTCACATAAGTTGGCTTTGGATATCCGTTAGACGATTGCGACGGCGCAAAAGCAACGCGCTTGATTAACCCTCGGCTGATCGCTTCTTTTGTCACAGCCCCCCACCAACGGTCATCAGGTGGAGTCTCGAGCTTTGAGCCAATGCACCGCATTGCATGGTCTATCGTAAAGGGGTGGTTCACCCGTTTGACGTAGGCCATCAGGCAGCGGTAGGCTTGTAGCTCCCATTCTGGTTTTGTCATTAGCTACCCCTTCAGAACATGCCGGGTGATTCCAATAATCCCGGACGGCAGTTGCTGCGGCTGGCTTGCCTCGATGAATGGCGACACGCCTCCGTTGTTGACCTTGAGGTAATCAACCTCAACCTTGGCTGTGTCGATGATGGTTTTGCTGACCTCGTTGATGGCCCTTGCCTTGTCAAGATCGATGTCCCCGCTCTTGATTCCGTTCAGCGTTTCAAACAGCGTGTCCCGCAATTCATTGATGTTCATGTTCTAACTCCTTTTCTTTCTCGCGGATCTTGCGAGTGATGACGCCACGCAGTTGGATGAGTTGCGCGACCTCTTTGCCGTATCGGTGATATGTGTTCCGCAGCATGTTTTCTGATCTAGTGATGCAC